GGTTTTTAATTTCCCGGCCTGAAAAACGGCCCTAACCGCCAAAAAATGTCGACAAATGGAAAAAAAGACAAAACCAGCCAAAGGACGCGGCCGCCCTGCGTTCAAGCCGACGGCGACGCAACGCAAAAACGTGATGATCTGGGCCGCTGGCGGAATTGCCGAGGCGTCGATGGCGAAGATGCTCGGGATATGCCGGGACACGTTGCGAGACCACTTCGCGACTGAGCTCGAAGAGGGCGGGGATCGCGAGAGGGCGCGCAACCTGGAGCGGCTCGACAAGGCAGCCGGCAAGGGCAACGTGACGGCGATGAAATATCTTGACGCCAAGTATGCGGTGACGACGGCCGGCGACAACTTCAAGCGAAAGGCTGCAGAAGGCGCCGCGGCGGCTCCGTCAAAGCTTGGCAAGAAGGAACAGGCGGCGGCCGATGCCAAGGCGCCGGACACGAATTCTCCGCTCGGTCAGCTTATCGCGACACGCCAGAGCACGATCAATTAGCCGATGTGGGACCTTAGCTGCGTCGATTGGGAGGATCGGCTGCGCGAGGGGCGATCCCTGATACCGGACCTGCCGCTGATCGAAAGCGAAGCGACGGTCGGGCTGCAGATATTCGATGAACTTCAGTTGCCTGACGTTCCGGGCAAGCCGCGGCTCGGAGAGGCAGCCGGCGATTGGTTTCGTGACATCGTGCGGGCGGCGTTCGGGTCATGGGACCCCGAGTCGCGTATCCGGTACATCCGGGACATCCTTGCTCTGGCGCCGAAGGGGTCTTCGAAAACCTCCTACAGCGCGGGGTTGATGCTTTCAGCCATGCTGATGAACAAGAGGCCTCGAGCCGAGGCGCTGTTCGTCGGCCCGACGCAGGCGATCTCTGACCGCGCCTATGAACAATCCGTTGGGATGATCGAGGAATCGAAGGACCTGCAGCGCCGGTTCCGTCCGCGCGACCACATTAAGACGATCGAGGACCTGCTCAACGGGTCCGAGATGAAGGTCAAGACATTTGACCTGAGCATCCTGACGGGTTCGATCCCGTTCCTTGTTCTGCTCGACGAATTGCACCTTCTGGGCCGGAGCGCTCATACGGCCAAAGTGCTCCGGCAAATCAGGGGTGGGCTCGACAAGACGCAGGAAGGCCTTCTGCTCATCACGACGACGCAGAGCGACGATGAGCCGACCGGGGCTTTCAGGTCCGAACTGAAGATGGCGCGTGACATCCGCGACGGGAAGTTCAAGGGCCAGACGATCCGCCCGATGCTGCCTATCCTCTACGAGTTCCCGCGCGACATCGCGAAGGACCCGAAGAAATGGCAGGACCCGGCTAACTGGCCGATGGTCATGCCGAACCTGGGCCGGTCGGTCCACATGAATACGCTGGTTCCAGATTGGGAGACGGAACGCCAAAAGGGCGAATCCGCTATCCGCATCTGGGCCTCACAGCATCTCAACATCGAAATCGGCATCGGCCTGCGGTCGGATAATTGGGCTGGCGCCGAATTCTGGGAAGCCCGTGGGCTCGACTGGGTGACGTTCGAAGCACTTCTTGAGCGGTGCGACGTCATCACCTTCGGCGTCGATGGGGGCGGTGCCGACGACCTTCTTGGTCTCTACGCGATCGGCCGCGAGAAGGAAACGCGGCGCTGGCTTGGATGGGGCCATGCCTTTGCTCACCCGAAGGCAATCGAGCGCCGGAAAGAAAACGAAAGCAAATATGAGGACCTGCAGGAGGCCGGCGACCTCACGGTCATCACCGAATATCCCGAGGATCTTGAAGGCGTGATCGGCTACGTCGAGCGCGTCTTCGAAGCGGGTCTCCTCGGCGGGGTGGGCCTCGATCAAATCGGCATCGGCGGGATCGTGGAAGCGCTGGCTGGCATCGGCGTTACGGAAGAGGAAGACCTTCTCGTCGGCGTTTCGCAGGGCTACCGGCTTGCCGGTGCGATCAAGACCATCGAGCGCAAGCTGATCGACGGGTCGTTCGTTCATGGTGGCCAAGCCGTGATGGCGTGGTGTGTCGGCAATGCGAAGGTCGAGCCGACGCGAAACGCTTTCATCATTACCAAGCAGGCATCCGGCATGGCGAAGATCGACCCTCTGATGGCGATGTTCGATGCGGCCGCGCTGATGGAACGCAACCCGGAGCCGAATGGCGGCGCGTCCGTCTATGACGAGGACGACAACGCCGAGCCCGGCGACGACGAGGAAATCGACATGGCCATTCTGGCCGATCCCCGGCACCCGAGGTTTCAGGAAATGCGCGAACGCTACGAAGCCCGGCTTGAAATGGCGGGAGACGATCTCTGATGTCGATGTGGAGTTTTCTCCTCGGCGCCGTCGGGCTTCGGCAGACGAGGGAGCCGCGCACGGTCGATGAACACCGGGTCGGTTACCAGGGCCGGACCCTCGCCGGCGTGCGGATCAATGCCGACACGGCGATGCAGGTCCCGGCCGTTTGGGCGTGCGTTCGTTACATTTCGCAGACAGTCGCGGTTCTTCCGTGGCGGGCAATGCGCGAAACCCCGCAGGGCGGTGTCGCCGCGACATCGCATCAGGTCGACTTCCTGCTTCACAAGCGGGCCAGCTCGGAATGGTCGTCGTTTCAGTTCCGCGAGACGCTGACGAGCTGGGCGCTGCGTCACGGCAACGGATATGCCGAAATCGAATGGGCGACGAACGGGATGCCGTTTGCGCTCCACCCGATCCACCCCGACCGGGTGGACGTGAAGCGCGACCTTGCGACGGGCCGCCTCTATTACGAGGTGAGCAACGGCGCCGATCCGAAGTCGATCATCGAAGCGGAGGATATGTTTCATATCCGCGGCTTCGGCGACGGGCCGGTTGGGGTGAACGTCATCGAATACGCTGCGCAGTCCATCGGGTGGGCCGCCGCGGCGCAGCTTTTCGGCGCATCGTTCTTCGGCGAGGGGATGAACGTCACCGGCGTCGTGCAGGTGAAGAACGGCCTGAAGGGACCAGGCCTCGCGCGCCTCAAGGCTGAACTTAAAAAACTCTACAAGGGCGTCCGCGGCGAACGTACCGCCATTCTTGATGCCGGGATGGAGTGGAAGTCCGTCCAGATCGATCCGGAGAAGGCTCAGTTTCTCCAGACCAACCAGCACATGGTCGAGGAAATCTGCCGCTGGTTCGGCGTTCCTCCCCACAAGGTCATGCACCTGCTGCGCGGCACGTTCTCGAACATCGAACATCAGTCCATCGAGGTCGTGGTCGACAGTATTTCGCCATGGGCAAAGCGGTTCGAAGACGAGGCGGATTACAAGCTCTTCGGCCAGAACCGCCGCGGCTACTACACAAAGATGAACATGAACGCCCTGCTGCGCGGCGACATGAAGGCGCGCATGGAATTCTACAAAGGCATGCAGTACGTCGGGGCGTTCAGCCCGAACCGGGTCCTTGAGCTCGAGGACGAAAAGACCATCGGGCCCGAAGGCGACATTCACGTCATGCAGTCTCAGTTCGTCCCGCTGAAACAGATCGGTGCCGAGCCCGTGACGCCGCCCGCACCGGGCGTGCCGGCCGATATTGAGCAGCGTGACGCGCGGCTGCGGGAGTTCATCAATGCTTGAACCGGTATGGGCGAAAATCGGCACGCTTGGCGATGCGATAGAGAAGATTGTGGCGCGCCTGAAGGCGGTCGAAGAGCGCGCGCCGGTTGCGGGGCCGACTGGCCCGGCCGGTCCCAGAGGTGAACGCGGCGAGGTCGGCGTCACAGGGGTCGCTGGTCCGCAAGGTGAAATAGGCCCTCGCGGCGAGCGCGGCGAAGATGGTCCTCGCGGCGAAATCGGGATGCAGGGCGAACCTGGGCCCGCCGGCGACACCGGCCCCGAGGGTCCGGCGGGTCCGCAAGGCCATGCAGGCAAAGACGGTGCCGAAGGTCGCGGTATCAGGGAATCGCTGATCGACGCGGATGGCGTTCTGGTCCAGACGATGAGCGACGGCACGGTTGTCCGCGTCGGCGTTGTTGTCGGACCGAAAGGCGAGGCAGGCGTTCCCGGAAAGGACGGCACGGACGGGCGTGACGGACTGTCCCCGGTGAAGGCCGCACTGACTGAAGGCGGCGCGCTCGAAATCGAATTGAGCGACGGAAGCATCCTGACCGTCGACGGCGTGCGCGGGCCTCAGGGTGAGCGAGGCGCCACCGGCGAGGTTGGGCCACAAGGCGAGCCGGGTGCCGAGGGGCCTGTAGGCCCCATGGGCCTGACCGGAGATCGTGGCGAGCAGGGACCGGAAGGACCGCAGGGTATTCAGGGCGAGTCAGGAATCGCGGGGCCCCTTGGTCCGAAGGGTGACGCCGGACCGCGTGGTGAACGTGGCGAGCCGGGGCCGGAGGGCCCTGCCGGTCCTATGGGGCCGCAGGGTGACATGGGCCCACAAGGCAAGCGCGGCGAAGCGGGTCCGCAGGGCATCCAAGGCCCGAAGGGCGATGCCGGCCCCGCCGGGCCGAAGGGGAAAGCGGGTCAGCAAGGCCCGAAAGGTGAGCGCGGCGAAAAAGGCGCATCGGTCGAGATTGGCGAGGAACAGGCCGCAGGTCTCACACCTGAAATCCTTGGCCGCGTCAATCTCCGCGACATCATCGTCGACGGCGAAATCGTCCGCGTGCTGACGCTGGACTAGGAGCAACATCATGAAAAACCTGAATATCCCGCCGCGCATCGCGATGGCGGTGACGCCGCTTGTCAAAGCGCCCGCCGGATACCGGATGCGCGCTCGTGGCGAGAAAGGCGAAATCTACCTCTACGGCCTGATCGGGCAGGACTGGTTCGGCGATGGCGTGACGGCGCGCCAGTTCGCAAAGGACCTGAAGGAGTTGGGTGCGGTCAATGCGATCGATCTGCGCATCAACTCGGAAGGCGGTTCCGTCTTCGAAGGCCAGACCATGTACAGCCTTCTTGTCGAGCACAAGGCGAAGGTCACGGCGTATGTGGATGGACTGGCAGCTTCTGCGGCATCCTTCATCGCGATGGCGGCGGAGGAAATCAAGATCGCTTCCGGCGGCTTCATGATGATCCACAACGCTCATTCGAGGATGGCCGGCACCGCCGACGACTTCCGCCGCGAGGCCGACCTGCTCGACACGGTAAACGGCACCATCCGACAGAAATACGTTGATCGCACCGGCGCCGACGAGGCGAAGGTCAAGAAATGGATGGACGACGAAACCTGGTTCAACGGTCAGGAAGCCGTCGACGCCGGGTTCGCCGACACCGTGATGCCGAACCTCAAGGTCGCGGCCTGCGTCAACAATCCCGCCGCGTACAAGAATCTGCCCGCCGCGCTCCGCCCTCGCCGCGCCGCCGCCTCCGCCGTCATCGCCGCCATGGTGACGAAGTAATCCCGGCCACGGCCGGCACGCCCTTCACATCCGCGCCTTGGGCCAGCGCATACAGCAAGCGTCTCTAGGCGCGAGCGATCCCCAAATGGAGAACGATATGAACACGGCCACTGTGCAGGCCCTCGGTGGCCTGCTCGACACCACCGCTTTGTCCCGGATCGTCATGGGTCCGAACGATGCAGCGAACCTGATCCAGAACCTCCGCGACAAGCAGGCGGAAATTCAGGCGGCTTCGCAGGCCATCGTCGATCTGGCGGACGAGGAAGACCGCGATCTGACCGATGAGGAGGTCGAGCAGATCGAGAACAACAAGGCCGAATGCGAGAAGCTCACGCGCCAGATCAGCGCGCGCGAAACGGTATCGACGCCGGTCAGCGCCGCCGCGCGCCGCACCGCCGCCGAAGCATCGACCGAAGCGACCGGCACCCGCGCGGCCGCCCGTTCGGTGGCGACAAGCCGCCGCATCGATCCGCGCGGCGGCTTTACCAACTTCGGTGAATTCGCACTCGTCGTCCGCGCATCGTCCGCCAAGGGCGCCACCGTCGACGACCGCCTGAAAAATGCCGCCACGACGTTCGGCAGCGAAGGCATCGGCACCGATGGCGGCTTCACCGTGCCGCAGGAGTTCCGGACCGCGATCTGGGAAAAGGTCAACAGCGAAGACAACCTGATGACCCGCTGCGACATCGTCGAAACCGGCGCGAACAGCCTCACGGTTCCGAAGGACGAAACCACCCCGTGGGGCGGTTCCGGCGTGCAGGCTTACTGGGAAGGCGAGGCGTCGGCCATTACCGCGTCGAAGCCTGCGTTCCAGAGCAGCACGGTCCGGCTCTCCAAGCTGACCGCGCTTGTGCCGATCACGGAAGAGCTTCTGTCCGACGGCCCCGGTGTCGAAAGCTGGCTCCGCTCCAAGGCGCCCGCCGTCATGGTGTCGAAGATCAACACGGCCATCGTGCGCGGTACGGGCGTCGGCCAGCCGCTCGGCATCTTGAATGCCGGCTGCCTCGTGTCGGTCGCGAAGGAAACCTCGCAGGTCCCGGACAGCGTCTACGCGGCCAACATCAACAAGATGTGGAGCCGCATGTATGCGCCGAACCGCCGCAATGCGGTCTGGCTCATCAATCAGGACATCGAATCGGCGCTCGATGCGCTGGGCTATTCGCCGTCCGCAGTGCTGCCCACCGCCGCCTCGATGCCGCTCTACATGCCGTCCGGCGGCTTGTCGGCCTCGCCCTATGCGTCTCTCAAGGGGCGGCCCGTCATCCCGATTGAGCCCTGCTCCACGCTGGGTGACCAGGGCGACATCATCCTCGCCGACCTTTCGCAGTACATGATGCTGAAGAAGGCCGGACAGGACATCCGGACCGACGTGTCGATGCACCTGTACTTCGATCAGGACCTCATGGCGTTCCGGTTCATTTTCCGCATCAACGGGCAGCCGTGGTGGAACAATGTGATCACGCCGGAGAACGGAAGCTCGACCCGCTCGCCCTTCATCACGCTCGACGAGCGCGCGTAAGGCGCATGACGCGCGGGCTTCGGCTCGCGCGTCACCCTCTCATTCATCATCATTCTGAACGAAGGAGCTCGAAATGAGCATCATCAACAAGCTCTTCCTTGAGGAAGTGCAGATTGCCTCCGGCTTCGTGCCGATCAACCTCGCCACCGGCGCCAATGCCGGCGACTGGATCAACATGAAGGAATATGCCGGCTGTGCCGTCGTCTTCTTCAAGGCGGCCGGCACGGCGGGCGACGACCCGACGGTCACGCTCCTGCAGGCGCTGACCAATGGCGGCTCGTCCAAGGCGCTCGATTTCACGACCGTCTTCAAAAAGCAGGGCGCGGCGCTCAACGCCATCGGGACCTTTACCGAGGTGACGCAGGCGCTGGGCAACACGTTCACGCATGCCGATCTTGCCGAAGAGCAGGCGATCATCGT